TTGCCAAATCATATTCCAGTAATAAAAAAGGAAGTTTCAACAAAGGTTTCTTTTCCAAGTTTACCTAGAGCTGAGGATGCTGCTTATGCTAAGATTCTAAAACCACATTTAAAAAGTGAGTTTAAAATTAATAAAGTTCTTTATCATTATGATTACAGCGATTTAACAACAGTTGCTCAAGAGTATATCCCTAATACAAGAAATAAACGAAAAAGTAATATGAATCCAATAGTAGATGTGGTGTTTATTTCAAACGCTACTAAAATGGGGCCAAGAATGACTCAGCACGCCATTGATAGTTGCATACAAGCCGCAAATGGCTTGGAAGTAAATTGTATTGTCGTAGAAGAAAAGACTAATTTATTCTATAAAAATGCAGCGACATACAATCCCAATCTACAATTTAATTATAACAAATTTTTAAATTTTGGAGCAGTTCGTGGTAATGCTCCTTGGATCATGTTTTGTAACAATGATTTGATGTTTAAAAATGGTTGGCTGCATAATTTATTAGCTGCTGACTATCCTATTGTAAGTCCTATTGCAATAACTGACTTTAGACAAAAGGATGTCACAGAAAATGAAATAGGGTGGCAATGTGGCAGAAATTTATCTGGTTGGGCATTTATGATGAAAAGATCATTGTATAAAGAAATTGGTGGACTTGATGAGGATTTTGATTTTTGGTTTGCTGATAATTCATTAGTTGAGCAATTAAAAAAAATTGATATGCCTCCAATGTTAGTACCTTCTGCTAGAGTAAATCATTTGGGTAGCCAAACATTAAAGCAAAGAAACATTAATGATAGAAATGATTTAATGTGGTCTAAGCTAGAATTATTCAATCAAAAATATAATCAAACTTTATTTTCAGATCATCCAAGCTTTATCCAATGGAAAAAATCGCAATCTGTATAACTACTAGGAATAGGCATTCTGTTTTAGATTTTTCTTTAGCAGAATGGAAAAAATATAAACCTAAAAATGCTAAAATATTTATTGTTGATGATGCATCAACTATACCAGTAAAGAATGCAAATTTTAGGTTTGATAAGCAGCAAGGAATAGCAAAAGCAAAAAATAAATGCTTGGAATTAGCTGAGGATTTTGATTTTGTTTTTTTAGCAGACGATGACATTTACCCAAAAATTAAAGGATGGGAAAAACCTTATATTAAATCCAATCTTAATCATTTGGCTTTGACATTTGAAAAAAATCACAGAAATCAATTTTATAGTCCATCAGTAAGAAAAGAAGGAGAATGGAATGGCTTTACAACTTATAAAGCTCCAAATGGATGTTTGCTTTTTTTAACACAAAAGACAATTAAAACGGCTGGAGGTATGAGGCCAGAATTTAGCATTTGGGGATTTGAACACGTTGAATATAGTCAGAGGATTAACCTACTAGGATTAACTCCGTATCCTTACATTGATTTGCCAAATAGCCTAGATTTATTTCACGTTTGCGATTATTACAATGAGTTTAAAAGTTCAATTCCAATAGATGTAAAAAGAGAAAGTGGAAAACATAATTTAAAAGTATGGGAGGAGCTTGGAGGTAAACCAGAATTTGTTGCTTACAAATGAAAATGTTTTATTCAAACCCATTTAGCTTAGATAAAGACATTGGCAAAGCCTACAATGAATACTTGGCCAGCATAAATGCAAATGATGACGATTGGATAGTGATGCAAGACGGAGACATATTGTATCTGACTCCAGATTGGGGCAAGAGAATACATGATGCTTTGTCTTTAGATGGAGACAAGTTTGGTTTAGTTGGATGCTATACCAATCGGCTAAGATCAAAGCACCAACTGCATGGAAAAGCTTTTAGTGACGATTTAAACATAAGGAATCATTACAATATTGCCATGTCATACGAGGGGGGTGGGGTAGAAGAAATTAAGGAATACATTGCTGGATTCTTTATGGCTTTTCAGTACAAGACTTGGAAAAAAATTAAGTTTACTGAAAATAGCTTGGCTTTTGATTCTTTGTTTTCTATGAGAGTTAAGGAGCTTGGATTAAAGGTTGGATTGATTAGGTCACTTTATGTTTTCCATTCTTATAGACCTTGGACTGATTTCGAGCCTTGGAATGAGAAAAAACATTTAATGAAATAAATAGTATCTTTATGATAAAATTATTAGTTGACCTAGCACCATTTCATAAAGGCGAAGTAATAAGCGTAGGCAAGACTTACGACACTTACCTAGTCGACAAAGGGTTAGCGGTTTGGGTCAAAATGGACAAACAAGAAATTAAAACGAAATGAGCGTAGTTAGACCCCTCGACATTAGATATTCCTTTTCGGTTGCTACTGAGCCAATTACTTTGGCAGAAGCTAAGGCCTGGATGCAAATAGATTTCTCAGATTGGGATACACTAATCACTAACGAACTTATTCCAGCGGCTAGAAACGAAAGTGAGAAGGCAAGCGGAATGCTTTACGTAGAAAGAAATGTGGTTATTACGAATAACAAAAGAGGAGAGAGAATATATCCAATTGGCCCTTGGGTTGCGGATGTGACAACTGACGAAACAGAAGTAGAAAATTACACCTATACTGCTGGATTTAATAACTCAAATCCTTTGCCTCAAGACCTTCATGTAGCTATGCTAAAAAGGATTGCAACTGATTTTGCATTTAGACAAAACATGATTAGCGTTCAGGAGCAATATGCACAAAAGGCTAGTATTTCAACAGAGTTAAAATATAGAGCAGACTTATTCGTATGATAAATTTTGGCAAGTATGATCAAAAGGTTGAATTTATAACTTTTTCGCCTGTAACAGATGGAGCTGGAGGGACAATTATAAGTCCATCAACATCTTTATCTACATTTGCATCAGTAAAGCAAACAAACGGCAAAAACGCTTTGGAGGCTGGAGAAATGGTTTTGCCAAATACTTACACAATTGCAATCCAACATCGAGTGACTTTTATTCCTAGCGAAAATTATCAGGTATATTATCGCAACCGATATTACAAAATTACTGGAGTACAATTAGATGAGCAACGTCAACATAAAGAGTACATTATTACAATGGTAGGTGTATGAGCGTAACGGTTAAAGGATTGGATCAAGCTTTGGCTTATATTAAAAAAAAAGAAAATGCAATGGTTGAAGCGGTTAAAGATGTTTTAGCTAACACAGCAACAGATGTCGAAAAACAAGCAATTGCATCTGCTCCAACTCAATGGGAGGGATTCCCGTTAAACATTAAGCAAAAAATTGATAAAAAATCTTTTAAGAATGGATTACTCTGGAAAGTTGGTGTAGATGTTCCAACAAGTGGTGAACAATGGGAGGCTTGGATGGAATTTGGCACAGGATTAAGTGCTAGAGAAATTTTATCAAATCCAACTTATTCTGAAGAGGTTCGAATTCTTGCTAGGACATATTATAGAAATGGGCAAGGTCGTATTATCGGTCAACCTTATCTAATGCCAGCTTTTTTTAGAAATACAGCTAATTTAGTAACTGAAATGGTAAGTGAAATAAATAAAACTCTAAAATGAGAGATATAGCTACTGATATACGAATTGCCGTAATTAATGCAATCACGCCTTTGACTCTTAGCGGAGTTACTTTGCCTGTTTACGATACTGAATTACCGCCAACAATAAATCCAGCAAACTATGTAAATTCGGCTGCTTACGTTCTTATAACAGATCAAAACGAAGCGGAAACAACAAACAACGATTGCTCGATTAGACAAAACGCAACCATTCAAATTAATATCGTTACCAAGTTTCCACAAGGTAGCGGAGGCAAGAAATTATCTGAAAATATTTCAAATGCTATTCAGCAAAAAATGACTTTGGATTATTTGACATTTCCAGGCGATTTGCAAGTTTTAGATATTACAAAAAACTTTAGCAGAACACAAATTGAGCAAGGCAGTAGCCAAATAGCTTACCAAAAAATATTATCCTACACCTTGGATATTTTCCAAGTGTCTTGATAAATAAAATTTTATGTATATTTGTTAAAACGAATAAGCAATGGCAACATATCAATTAGGCAATTTCTTTACATTTGAGTGGAACAATCTTCCAGTCGTTTGTAAAACATCCGCTTCAGTTTCTATCTCCAACGAATCTGTAACCGTTAGAAACGATTGCACAGGAGACTATGGCGTAAGACTTGAAGGCGGAGACAAATCAGGTTCTTTCTCTTTCTCAGGAGACCTAGATTTTGCATCTACTGGAGTATCTAACCTTTCAGCTTTTGACTTGATGGAAGACATCGGCAAAGTATTTGAATTGGTTTTTGGAGGTACTGAATCAGGTGACAAAATCATTACAGTTGACGCTCAATTAAACTCAGTTGAAATCACTGCTGAAAGAAACTCTCAGGTTTCATTCTCAGGAACTTTCGACTTTGCTGGCGCTCCTGTTATTAGTGTTATACCAACCTAAAAAAAATATATGGCTAAGTACCATTCAGCTCCTTTTAAAGAAGGAGAGATTTTCTTTTACCCAAATCTTGGGTCTTTGGCAAACTTTGAAGATTTCACAGGACTAGGAATTGCAGAGGCATTTACTGGCAACGCAATTCCAAAACTGGATTACATTTACTCTTTGCTACATGAATGCCACAAAGTTGCTTGTTTGCGTAAGTCAACAAATCCAGTAAGCTTGGACGAGTTAAAAGTTTGGATTGAGGGCAAGGATGTAATGAAATTGTTTAACAATGTTTTAGCCGACTTACTTTTAGAGTTAGGAGTTGGAGAAAGCCAAGAAAAAAAAACATAAGTGAAGACGAAAGCGAGGATTATTCAGCTCGCGAAAATTTAATGCTGCTCGTAGGTAGGACAAAACTCCCTTATGAGCAGCTTTTTTGTTTAAGTAGGAAAGAGTTAAAGGCATTGGTAAAAGGACACGAGATTGACCAAAAAGACATGGTTGAGGCAATGAGAACTCATGCAATAATAGGATTACAACCACATTTAAAGAAAGGAGCTAATTTAGACCCTTTAAAACTTTGGCCTTTGCCTTGGGATAATTATGGCAAGCCTTTAGAGACAACACCGCAAGACTTTGCTAAAGCAAAGAAATTGTTGGAAATTGCAAGTAAACTAGAAAGAAATGTCAAATCCAAGAATAGAAGTTGACTTTGCTGTAAACGTTGCTGGTGTAGCAAAAGGAGTTACCGCGGCAACAAGCCAGCTTGATAAATTAGGCGCTGCTGCACAATCTACTGCGCCTAAAGTTGAGCAATTAGGAAAAGCTACAAAAAGTTACAACGCTATTGGAGTAGACTTTTCAAGAATTATTCAAGATGCTCCTTTTGGAATTATTGGTGTTGGTAACAACATTCAACAACTAGCTTTCTCTTTTCAAGAATTAAGAAACACAAGTACCTCAACAGCATCTGCTCTTAAACAGGCATTTGTACAAATAATTTCCCCTGGAAATCTTTTATTTTTATCCATTTCTTTAATTACTAGTGCATTAACTGCCTATAAAATGGGAGTTTTTGATTCAAAAGAAGAGACAAAGGATTTAGAAAAAGAAACAGAAACTTATGATCAAACTTTAAGAAAGGTAATAGATTCTTTGGGTGCAGTTCAGCAAGCTAGGATAGAAGGTTCTAAAGGTACAGCAGATGAATTAGTAAAATTAGATTTATTAAATAAGGCTTTAAACGATTCAAACCAACCTCAATCTACCAGAATTGCGGCATATAAAAAGCTAAAAGAGGAGTATCCTACTATTTTAAGTAATATTACTCAAGAGCAAGCTTTGGCAAATGGTCTTGGAGATGCTTATCTTAAAGTAGTTAGTGCAATTACACAAAGAGCATCTGCGATTGCAATTGAGGAAAAGTTAGTTGATTTAGCTAAACAAAGATTTGATATAATTCAAAAAGAGCAAAATGAGGTAAGTTTACAAAACTCTTTATTAAAACAAAGAGAAGATTTATTAGGAAAAATATCAGAAAGAGGAGTTCAGATTAATAAAAACGGAACTACTCTAGCGCAAATTTTTGGAGATAGAACAGTTGATTTTGCTTTAGTTGATTTAGGCAATGGGATTATAAACGTAAATAAGGAATTAAATTTACTAGGAAATGTTGTTGCGCCAAAAACTCAAAGTGAGTTAGTTAAAAATAGTACGGCTACAAGCCAATTAAAAAATGAGTTTTTTAATCTTAATTTGGAATTAACTGACTTTTTCCAACTATCAGAGAAAAGCAGCAAATCAAATAATATACTAAAAAGAAGTTTAGAAGAAATACAAAATATTGATTTTAAGCTGCCTAAAATTTCATTTGATATACCTAAACAATCATTTGGAGTCGTTAACCTAGAAAACATTCAAAGCCAGATTCAAGGTTTACAATCTTTAGAAGCTCAGTTAAAAGGTACTGGAGTAAATGTACAACAATTTTACGCCGCAATAGCAAACGGAGCAGCTGAAGGATTTGATTCTTTGGATTCATTTATTAGTAGTTTAAGCGATACACAAAATTTTATTAATGAAACATTTAATATTTTAGAACAAGGTGCTGAAAATACACTTGGTGACATGGCTTTCGCAATTGGTGACGCTTTGGCAAGTGGTGGCAACGTAATTAAAGCCGCTGGAGGTGCATTGCTTGGCGGATTAGCTGGTATTTTAAATCAACTAGGACA